CTTTGGTGCATGGCATGCAGTAGTAGAACATGCTGACCACTACGCTGCGGGTGGCGCGTCTCGCCTTGCGGCTGCCACCCTGAGTGGACGCAATGATAAAGTAAAGACAAGGGCTTTGTCTTTATTAGTATCATAACATTCCGTATGCATACTGCTTAGGCAGCGATAGCGCGGATGCACCTGAGTATGTGGATAAACTACTCATCAAACAACGAGAGGAACAAATGAACACAATCCAAATTAATACAGTAGATGGCACGGTAAACTATACTGAGTCTGAAGTACTACGCTTCATTGAAAAAGCAAAAGGCATAGATGAACTCAACGAATCAATCACTAAACAAATCCACGTTATCCGTGACAATCGTAATAAAGTCCGTGACTTCTTCAGTGAAGGTGAATGGCAAGACGGTGAGACAACAATCAACAAGGGTGACGTCAATGAGTTACTTGAATCCATTGGTGCCAACAAACTTACAACAAGATACAATGCTACATTCACAATCACTGGTACGTTTACTGTAGACTGTGAAGATGAAGATGATGCAGAGGCTTTGTTTACAGACAATGTAGATGTATCATTCCATGATGGAGAGATTGATGTTGACCAAATTGATGTAATGGATATTGAGGCTACTGAATGAGTAAAGAACTACAAGATAAGTTAGACCGTGCTGCTGAAGCAGCAACAATAGTACTACATGAAGTACTAGAAGAAATAGAAGAAGACAAATAAACTTGGCGACACGCCAGCATCATCATACATAGTCCGTCACACTACGCTATGATGAGGGCAGGTTAGAGGTGGCAGGGTTTTGGTTCTCTCCTTGTTCCTGCTCCTCTAATCTACTTAACAAGGGAGAACTATGACAGTCGAGATAACAAGAGATAGATACGGTAGACCTATGGTAGTGCCACCTAAGGGTGGCAAACTAGTACCGTATACACGTACCACTACAGTTGCGGGTTCATTAGATGATGGCACTGCACTTATAGCATGGAAGTTACGCATGGCAGCAGCAGGTCTGACACTGCGACCTGACCTATTACTAGCAGCATCTGCAAACAGAGACAACAAGTTAGAGATGGATAAGTTAGTTGAAGATGCAATGGAAGCAGCAGGTGCTACATCAGCAGCAACTATAGGCACAGCCATACATACACTAACAGAGAAGCACGACAGGGGTGAAGACCTTGGCGTGATACCAGAAGATTATGTTGCAGACATACAAGCATATGCTGACGCAACCAAACACTTTAACAATGTATTTATTGAACAGTTTTGTGTGCTAGACAAGTATAAGATTGCTGGCACACCTGACCGTGTAGTTGAATACAAGGGTGAGTTATTTATCTCTGACCTAAAGACTGGTAGCATTGCCTACCCAAACAAGATTGCTATGCAGTTAGCCGTGTATGCACACGGTCTGCCGTATGACCCTGCCACGGCAGCCCGTGGGTCTTGGGGTGGTGTCAACCAAGATAAGGGAATCATTGTCCATCTACCAGCAGGTAGTGGTAAGTGTGAACTGCATTTTGTTGACATCAAACAAGGTTGGAAGGGTATAGAATTAGCAATGAAAGTTCGTACCTTCCGAGATACAAAAAAATCCCTAGTAACACCTATTCAAGGAGAATAAATGCACAGCGAAGCACCCATCAGCATCAACTTACATACACCAAACAAAACACAGATTACTTTGCGTGCTAACAACGCAGACGAATTTACTGCGCTATCAGCAACTATCTTTGCTATCGTAGAAGCAGTCAATGAAGTAGAGACAGCAGTGCGTGGCAGTAATGTCAACGCTGCAGTACCACCTAACCCACAAGTAGCATCTATTGCTACATCATTTGGTGCAACAGATGTAGCACCATTTGTTCCAGCAGCGTATGCTCATGTAACTGATGGTCAGCGTCTATGCCCTCACGGTACAATGACACGCATCCATGGACTAACTGGTAAGTTCGGTCCATACAAGGGTCACTTCTGTCCTGCTAAGCAAGGCGACATGACCAAGTGCACCACTCAATACATCAAAGCCAACCAACCTGAATGGAATAGTTTCCAAGCCGACCAAACAAAGGCATAAATGAAAACACTACGCCGTAGTATTGGCAAGCCTGAGGTAGGTGGGGAGCCGTTAGCCCCACCATTTCAGGCGTTCCAAAGAGAAGGCATGATACTTAGACGAGCAGAGGTAACTGTAATTGCAGGTACACCTGGCGCAGGCAAGTCATCTATTGCATTACATATCGCAGCAAGACTAAAACAACCTACATTATATTTCTCTGCTGATACTAATGCACACACTATGGCTATGCGATTGCTTGCTATGAAAGCAAAAATAAGTCAAGCACACTCAGAACATATGCTCAAGACAGAGCCAGCCAAAGCAGAAGAACTCTTACGAGAGTTCTCTAATTTGTATTGGTCGTTTGAGCCTAGCCCTACCCTCAAAGATTTAGATGATGAGGTATCAGCATTTGAAACTATGTGGGGCAGAAGCCCAACACTTATTGTAGTAGATAACCTTATGGACATAGCAATAGATGGACATGAAGAGTTTGCTGGTATGCGACAAGTTATGAAAGAACTCAAGTATCTTGCAAGAGATACCAATGCATGCGTACTAGTACTACACCATACCAAAGAAGGTGCACTAGGTTATCCATGCCAACCACGCTCAGCATTACAGGGCATGGTATCCCAGATACCAGCAATGGTACTGACAGTAGGACAGATGATGCAGGGACAAGACATATACTTATGTGTAGCCCCTGTTAAGAATCGTTATGGGAAAGCAGACCATAGTGGTAGCACATATATATCGCTATCATTTGACCCAGCCTCTATGTATCTTGAAGATATAGTAAGAGACTATAGACAAGTGGAGATGACAACATAATGCCAGACTATACAATAGAAGTTACATACAAAGTACGCCACCTATTAAAAGTAGGAACAAATAGTCCTGAATCAGCAGAGTCATTTGCTGATGAACTCATACTAGAAAATATGAAATTAGGTGACCTGAAATATGACACACTTATTTCTGAATATACATCAACAGTAAAAGAAGAGACTAATGCCTAAATATAGAGTTACATATTCGCAGTATAAAGTAAAAGTTATTCGTGCTTCTTCATTAGCAATAGCAGAAGAACGCGCAAAGAAAGCAGAGACGGGACGCTGGGAACTAACAGAAGTTAGAGACGAACCTAACGAATGAGTAGCGCAGCCAAAGCAAAAGGCTCAGGGGCAGAGCGAGATGTAGTTAAATATCTCAAGCAATGGTTTCCCTATGTAGACAGACGCTTGGCTGGTGCTACGCTAGATAAAGGTGACATCTCTGGTATACCTGGAGTCACAATAGAAATAAAAAACCACGCCAAGATGGACTTGGCGGGGTGGACAGAAGAGTTAATAGTCGAGATGACTAATGACAAAGCATGGACAGGCGTAGTGTGGCACAAACGAAAGGGTAGGGGAAGCCCTGAAGATTGGTACTGCACTATGCCTGGCTATGTGTATGTAGATTTACTAAGGAGAGCACTTGGACAAACCACAGATTGAAGAGTATCTTAACTACATAGGCGCCACCGTGCCTCCTATGGGCAGCGGTTGGCGCAAGATGAAGTGTCCATTCCATACAGATTCACATGCAAGTGCAGCAGTAAATTATGACAAAGGTGCATTCATATGTCATGGTTGTGGAGTTAAAGGTGATGTATACTCGCTCATAATGTATAAAGAAGGAGGCGATTTTCGTGAGGCTATCGAGTTCGCAGCGTCAGTTCTTACTACTGGCGACACAGCAATACGCAGCAAGGCTAGAACTGGCAACAGAATATCTATCAAGCCGTCATCTGTCGGTAGAAGAGGCAAGCATCTTTCATCTGGGAGTGGTCGAAGACCCAATGCCAGGTCATGAACCATATAAAAACAGACTGGCTATCCCATACATCACGCCATCAGGCGTGGTAGATATTAGATTCAGGGCTTTACTTCCCGAACAAGAGCCTAAGTATCTAGGTTTAGTAGGTAGCAAGACAACTATGTTTAACACGCAAGCATTATTTGCAGCCAATAAATACATATGCGTAACCGAAGGTGAGTTTGATTGTATTATGATGTCAGTCAAAATGCCACATCCAACAGTAGGTATACCAGGTGCTAACAACTGGAAACCACACTATGTTAAACTATTAGATGACTTTGAAACGGTGATAGTATTAGCAGATGGAGATGCAGCAGGACTAGAGTTCGGTAAGAAGATAAGCAGAGAACTAGGCAATGTCAACATCATCAGTATGCCTGATGGTGAAGATGTAAACAGCATAATAATCAAGAAGGGGAGCAACTGGATACATGAGCGAATCGAACAATGTATTTCCACCACTAGATGATAGGTTCTGGGAACATCTCAAACACTTAGAGTTTTCTATTGGTATACCAATCTCAGAGACCAAGATGCTAAACATCTTGGGAGCACTAGAAGATATATATGTAGCACTGGCTAATGATGATATAGA